GACCGTGGGTTACCATAGCCTCTTTGATAATAGCGTTCCAGCCCGTGGCTATGCGGGAGAAGTTCTCGAACGCATCCCCGTAGTCCTTGGCCCTCTGTCCATTGATCAGTTCTTTTGCTGTGTCTAAAACCTTATCACGCTTCATATTCAAAATCCTCGGGAGTAAGTTCTGGAAAACCTAATGCGTCTTGACCCGCACTCACACGGTATCTGGTTCTAAAAAACCCTGCATGTTCTGGGTTATGCTCCATAAAACTACGAGCATACCAAGCACGGTAGTTGTTGTTTAGCTTAAACGTAGACTTGCCATCTACATCTGCTTGGTCTGTCTCCCAGCGGATGCGCTCAAAAATAGCACTGACTGAGTAGTGCTTGAACCCTCGGTTAATAATATCTGTAGTGAACCGAACAAACAGTTCGGTAACCTTGGGGTGTTTATTAGAGAAGACTGCCGCCTCGGCATCGATCTCCATTTTTCTAGTTAGTTTCATCTGAGTCTCCCTTTTGGACGGATAAGTTACCAACCTTTTATTCACAGCAAGTACCTATACTTGTTGTCGGATTGCAGGATGTAGAGGTTGTGTCGGGCTCTAGTTACGCCGACGTAGAATGCTCGGTGCTCGTCATCAGGGAACTTAGTCTTTTCACAGGCCTTGGTTGATGCCGTCCACACTACACAGTTGTCATCCTCTCCGCCCTTCATAGCATGGAACGTGGATACCTTAATACGAGGCACAGACAGAAGGTCCTCCCCTCGGCGAAAAATTGCATCTATATATTCCTGCTCAGAAGATGGAACATTCAGAACATCATACGCACCGTAAGAAGAATCCCGTAGCAAACCATAGTCTTTTAACAGATCGTCCATAGTTAACTCTGTACCACTAGGCAGAACGTCCAACAGCTTTGTTGATCCCCTACTCACAACGGCATCGGTTCCCTGCTTCCTTACCCCTGAGTACAGCATCTTAATCTGTGCAATCCCAGCGGCCTTGTCTTGACACAAGATGTCCCAAGTCATCAGGTTGGAAACGAGATCGTCGGAGATACTGGACCGCCCGTTCCTAGAAAACTTGAACCCGTTGGATCGCAGGTAGTTCGCCATCTCAGACACATACCCGTTGGTCCGAGCCATCAAAGTAAACGAGCCCGAGGACAGTGGGATTTCAGACAGGTAGTTCACATACTCAACGCTGCCTTCCTCGTCCCTAGAGGTGAAAGCCTTTGCGTGACGACCACTGATCTGCTTTGATATTTTCTCAGCAATCCTGTGCACGGACTTCGGTATGCGGTATGACTGAGTGAGTACCTCGATGTTGTCAGAGCTTTTGTTAAACAGATTAACATCTACTCCGGTCCACCTGTGAATAGCTTGGTCATCATCTCCGGCAATCCACACTTGTTCAGAAGAAGCAGCTATCTTCTTTGCCATCTCCCACTGTAACGGAGTGAAGTCTTGAGCCTCGTCGATAAACAGATAGTCTAAGTTGGGGACTTCTCCGTGCGCAACATACTGCTCTATCATATCAACGAAGTCGTACTTCTCCACAGAACTCTTGTACTCGATCAACTGAGAGGACAACTGCTGGAGCTTTGCAAAGAACAGATTCCAATCTGCCTCTTCGTTGTACTCCTGTTCAAGGTCAATCATCCGTAGCCTTGCTCGGTTGTCTAGCTGTAGGTAACGTGCACCGGAGCCCCCTATCGTTGGCAGTGAAATCCCGCCATCCAAAGATGTATAGTCCTTGCCCTCAAAATTAAGACCAATCTCCCTGCCAATGTTGTTGTAGTCGGTAGCATCCATGATGTCCGTTGTTTTTAAACCTAGACCATGGAACCCAAAGGCGTGGGTGGTTTTCATGTACGGGAAATCCTTGGCCTCTAAGTTGAACTCAGAGCAAGACCTGGAGATCATCTCTTCAATAGCTTTGCGGGTGAAAGAGATCACACCTATCCTAGACGGGTGAGCTCCACTGTCCAACGCAGCCTTGATTTCTTGTATCAGTCGGTAGGTTTTACCACAGCCCGGCGGACCTAAAAGAAGTTTTGAATTAGGAATCATGATCAAAAGCCTTTCCACGAGGTCTAGAGTTTACCCACTCCTCAATCTCAGACAGAACCCAGCGGCTAGACGACCTCTTGCTGTGCTCACTGCCCAATACAATCGGTAGAGGAAACGTTGGGTCTGTCTGTGCTAGTTTGTAAACGTATGACTTTGATACCCCAAGTAGATCGGCTACTTCGGATACCCGCATCAACTTATTAGAATGGGATGTCATTTGATATCTCCTTGACAGGTAGTTCTATTTCCTCGTCTTCGAACGCAGGTATAACCCAGCATCTAACAGTGGAGTTAACTTCGCCTTTCGGGCTGCGCTTAACAACGTGCTGCTTGCCAGTGTCTCCACCCATGTCTCGAATCATCTGCATGAGTTGACCTCTTGTTGGTCCGGAGAACCGTCTATGGTGCAGATATTCCAACAGACCCTCAAGCTTGAACTTAGTGGTTCCGCCATCAGTCCAAGGTTTGCCCATTTCTAATTCCTCTGGGGACATGGCACGAACATGGCTGGTGCAGTACGCCCTTAAATGTTCTGCAAACTGTCCTTTGATTGTTAATTCGGGAGGCACATCTAGGAACGTGGCTGCTTGCATAAGACCGTTGACCAACTGCTGCCACTTCTGAGGTTTCATTGTCGATGGCATCATGTTCTTTTGATCCATACAAGCACGTTGAAACAGAGTTTGGTTCTGTAACTGCTCCGTGCTCAACTGGATCCTGTCACCGTCAACGTCCAAAAAGAACAATCGAGGTTCTGATAACATAATCGTAAGGCCACCAACCGACACAGCGTTTGGTCCATCGCTACCAATCCCGTACTTTCTGGTAGCGCATATCGCAGGGTCGCAGTAGCTACGCATTGGCTCGTCTTTACATGTGAAGAGATACTCTTTTTTCTCATGCTGTTTACTAAGATTAACAATTTCACTCGAGGGGAGGGGAGGGTTGACCAGTGTCCGGTTGTAACCCTCAAACTCTTGCTGCCAATCATCAGGGCTCTTCATCTTGCAGTACCGAGCCACATTAAACAGAGTGTTATTACGAAATTCAGTAACTGGGCCACCAGAAAACAGATGCTCAAGACAGGGTGGTCCGTCTGTGAAATGTTTACGAGGCTTTGATATCCGCATACTCTCTAGATCGGATAAAGAAACACGAGCCTTGTCCACTGCATCTAAGAACTCGTCGAGCTCCAGGGCTTCGCACTTCGCATTGAAGGCATACCGCTGCGGTAACTCTGCATTAAAGTACGGCATGTTGATGAAGTTGCCAACGTCTCCACGCTCCGCGATGATCATGTCTTGCTTCGGGAATACTTCGCAGCCGCTGTAACCCAGAGCTATAGACATTTCTGTCAGGTAATCTCTGATGTCCGCAGCCTGTTCCAAGTCCTTCATGAAGAGGTACAAGTGTGCGCCGCCAGACTTTGATCGGCAATGTATCAACGGAAGTTTCATCTTTTGTATCTTAGCCTGAACTTCGTTGTGGTTTAGGTCATAGATATCGATATCCAACGCGCCAAACTGGCACTTGTTATCTTCATTAATAGGTATGGCTCCAACGCCTTGCTTCCCATCTATGTGGGATTGAACCAGCTCCTTGGTTAAAGGGGCGCGAACTATCATACTTTTGGATTCTGCTTTACCGTTCCGTCCAACACGCCCCACTGTGGTCGTGCCGTGTGCAGCTTTGGCACCAACGAATACTGCAAGCAATCTCTGTGCTTGTGTCATGTACTGCTCCTAAGTAAAAAGAAGGGGGAACATGTGTCCCCCCTAAAGTTGCTACCTAGAACGGGATGTCATCGCCATCGATGTCATCCTTCTTATTGGTTTTGGATAGTGTAGCCGCGTCCTCCGACACAGCTTTTGCTTCACCCGCGGCCACGCTAGCACGGAAAACCTTTGCGGCCTGATAGATGGATCGGTCTTCTACCATTCCAAGTTTGGAGACAGCGTAGTTTGAAAATGTTTCATTACGCTTGTTGGTTTCGTCAACCGTAGATAACTTCCAGATCGTGCTGTATATAGGAAGGGTTTGCATCTGTCCTGTCTTTGGATTCTTCGCCTTGTTCATAGAAATCTGTGATTTCCAACGACGAGAGACTTTCATTTGGCTAACCTTCATGTCAACGACAGCCATTTCATAATCTCCATCCTCACCCAACAAGAGACAGTAATACTCATCGGCCTTTACAAGCTCGTTACCACTCGGCAAGATATCTTTGTTGAGGTTTTTTGTAGTACGAGTGATGTCAGGATCGCTGGCCTGTAGCTCCTGTACAAATCCCCCACCGTCCAGACGGGGTATGAACTCCCTGTACTTAGTAACCACATAACAAGGCACGACCAAGAGAGCGGTGCCCCCAGCGTAGATTTCGTTGGTTAGGTTATTAAACATATCACCAGACGACAATCCATCTATGAACTGTGCGTCTTTCTTGTTGATTTGTGGGGACATCTGCTGTGCCAACCGAATGAACGGGATTTGCAGTTCACTGGAATCAAAGGACGAGCCTTCTCCACCATCCGCAAAGATGTCATCTAATACATCGGTGCTTAACTCTGCACTTTTTTTCGTAGCTACTTGATTACTCATTGGTTCTCTCCCGTTTTAATTTCGTCGTCTTCGATGGACTGCTCTATCGCAGCATCTTCACACGAGTCCTCAAAATCATCATCATTGTCATTGTCATTGTCCATGGAAGCACCATACTCATCGGTGTGATCTTCATCTTCCATTTCCT